CGTTCACGGAGCTTCTGTGCGTGAGGATCTAAACTCAAGCTAGTAATACAAATAAACTTGTATTGGTGTTGCTCATGTAGCTTTTTAATAAAATACTGAGCGTCTCGTAACGGAGGGAGGAACCCTATCGCTGCTGACTCGTTAAACGTCCTGACCAGAGTCTTTCCTACTGACCAGTCGATTCCATACATCTTTGAGACTTTGTAGTGTCCCTCTTCCTTGACCTTGTGGCCGTGATGTTGCATCCAACTGTGGAATGCCCACTCCCAATCCAGGATCGCCCCGTCGCAGTCTGTTAATATAATCTTCTCTTTTTTCATAACTATTCCTTACATAATTTAAATATTCTTGTCTTTGTCTGCTTCTATTCATCTGGGCAATACCTGTCTATTATGTTAAACTCCTGTTGCCAGTCCATTGTCTTCAATGTTCTAGGTGAGAGTTCTTCACACTCTATAACCGTGTAATCAGTTTCGCTTTCGATATAATCTTTTGCTAATTTATCTTGTAGCTTTCTGGCCTCTTTCTCCCACGGTTGCTTCTCATATGGAACATCTGTCATATCTACACCCATCCAATATTGCTTCATGTGCTTGAATATCAACTCACGGTTACAGTATTGCTTGAGGTGTACTAGTTCATGGGCTAGTGTAGATATGTATTCATACATTGAACCTCGGTTGTGAAGTTCCAGTTCAAATTCATTTCGGTCTACTTTCATACAGTAACCGACTGCATCCTCTTTTAGGATATTGTGTATGTGGATATCCAAAAAGAGAGATCGCTTACGTGGGAGTAGCTGCTTGATAATATATCGAGCAGCATCCTCCGTAAGATCACGCTGAGTCTTAGTGCCTCCTCTGAGGGATATTAGGATCACTCGCTAATATCTCCATAATAAGAGGTACCGACTTGTCGGAATTGTTTGTTGTCAGGAGTACGAATCTCCTGGACTTTGCCGTTGTTACCGACTTTGACCTTTGTGGCCATGTTGTAACCTTCCTCAACCACATTACGGGCAAGCAAGTCAAATTTGATAAACTTATCGCTTGACAGGATAGCACCTAATGTAGTAGACTTAAAGGTAGTAACTTCTCGGGTAACTGTATAGTCGCCGCCTATACGGTCAGCTACCATATCGTGACGGTCCATGCCGTTAGCCATCTCCCAATTTGAGAGTTTAGAACCGATAACGGATGTAGTAGCTTGAGCAGTGAATTGATTCCACATAATATTATTCCTCTATTAATTTAATTTACAGTGCTTATTATACAGCCTTTTATGGAAAAGTCAAGCACTAAAAGCACTTAACTTTCAAGCACTTAGTAGATTTCTCCTAATTTCACTATAGGAAGTGAATAGTTTTGTAACTCATTGTTTCGTAAGAGGATTTCGTAATCATCAGGATGTACAGGAATATACTGTAACTCATTGTTTTCATTATAGTTTTCAAGGTAACGTGTAATACGTTCATTAATTGACATTTTAAACATAAGTTTCTCCTCATTTGAGTGTACCATTATACACACTTTTGGCCAAATGTCAAGCATTATAAGCACAAGGATATCAATAACTTATAAATAGTAATAAAATCAACAATCTAGGAGTATACGAATGGCCTACGACCTGATACCGAAAAAGGCACAGGACATAATGGGTAGTAATTCAGCCAAGAACAAATACAAAGATAAAATAGATAATATAGTCTCTTTGTTTGAAGCATTGTGTAAGTTGGATCCTGAAAAACAACCTATTGCCATAGACCCTGTAAGTGCAAAGAAAGAGATTGCTATTAGAAGATCCTTGATGGGTATTGCTGCACAGGAGGTATTAACCAGCACTACTTTGCAGCAAGCAGAATTCAAAAAAGCATTTAGCAAGTTAGGAGTCGATACTACTGGCCTAGTTTTTAAGTTTGGTGATGGGTCTAGAGGAAACAAAGGTTCAAATAACAGAGGCATAGGCTTTGAGGCTGATATTGTAGCTGATTTTATCAAGTGGAAACAAGGCGAGCCTATTTTAAAGAAGGTGAATGAGACTTTTATAAGAGAGCTAGTAAAAGAATACAAGCTGACTAACGCCTCAAGGATTGAAGTTATACCTGAAGGAGCTATGAATAAGAAAAGACCATTACAAGTAGGTGCTGGTACATTTTATGTGGGTAATAGTAGAGTATTTAATATAGGATCCACCGTTACAGATGTAACCGTAAAATCATACAAGAGAACCTCTGTGGATAAAGTAGTATATCTTAGTTTAAAAAGAGGTGAGACTGTAGCTTACTTTAACGCTGGTTTGGCAAATGTTTTAAATGAAAGAGATACAAAAGATTTCAAATTTAGTGCAACAGCTAAACAGTTTATGAGCCACCTGGGACTTGATCCACTATTAGTACAGAGAACACTAACTCCTAGAGGAAGGCCTCCCATGAAACCTATAGCATCCATAAAAGATGCCAAAGTCAATAAAAGAATGATACAAGAGCTATTGAGAAGTGCTGTAGGATATGGCTTTCACATGGTACATCTGTTTGACAAACGAGGAGGGTTCATTAAACATTTCAATGTTACAGAGGCATATGCTAGAGATGCTGGAGCTATAAACACTCCTGTACAAATAGATTATGGCGGCATTAGAGGTTATTCCAGAATGATAAGAATATCATTCGGTACCAAGAAGTATAGAAAGGTTGAATTATATATTAGAAACAAACAAAATGCTAGAATGTTTCCAACAGACTTCGTATCTAACTTTTATTACTAATGAAATCCTATTTTATATTCAACACCAGAGATGGCTATTGTCTGGTAGAAGCTAAAGACGTAGATAAGCTACCTAAACCAAGAGAGCTTATCAGGCGTGCTACTGCTGTTGAGGTGTTGCGTGAGTATGCTGAAAAGGAAGGCATTGTGTTTGCTGTTGACAAAGCACGTAAGCGTAGTAAACACTCAGCAGAAACAAGACGTAAAATAAGTGAAAAAGTAAAAGCTAATCACGGACACAAGAATGGCTTAAAAGAATCACACCGCCTCAAGATAAAAAAGAGTAGAACAGGACAAGCTAGAGGCACTGATAATAATATGTGGGGAAGGAAACATTCCTATACTACTAAATTAAAAATGTCAGCTAAAAGACTAGCCAGGGGCAAATACAAATACATATGTGCCCCTGGTGGTAAACTTACTGCTATACCTGAGAATGATCCTGTGCCTGAAGGCTGGCAGTTAGGTAAAATATTTGATCCGTATAAACCTAATGAATTTTGATTATGTGAAACACTACAGGGTTTAAGAATTTTAATTCGTGTTGCCTGTCATCCAGATCAATCCAAAGAAAATGCTTAGGATTCTTTTTAAGAATCTTTTTAGCAGTGAATGTACGTTCAGCCGGAGCCTTTTCTACGGTTGAACCATCTGCTAATGTAGCTTTTTCCCCTGGATAGTATATTGTTATCTGGTACTCCTCTCTCCAGAGGCCGTTCCACCAGTCAACTAGCTTTCTTAACACTTTTCTTTGCCCTCGCCTTTCTCTTAGGTTTTGCCTTAGTTGGTTTGTTATATTCAGTAATACCAATAGGCTCTAACAATGCTTCTAACTGAGGATACATCTCTAAAAGTGTACCGTCTTTAACTGCTGTTAGTAGTTTTGCTTCTTTGTGTTGCATACCTTCAAGTATGTTTATCCACTGTTGCTCACGCTTGACAGGATGTAAATTATTCATATTACTACCAGGAGTGATAAAAGCCTTTATCCTGCGCCATTCAAGCTGTAGTGTAGTTTCACCCATACCCTCAGGAATATCTTCATCTATTTTAATTCCTTCTGTGGGCATACCCTCAGGTAGATTCCAATCAGGTTTCTCAGCGCCTACACCTATGCGTACAATAGGAACAACTGCTTGACTCATTTTGGCCCACTCTTTTAGCCTAGTAATCTGAGCGTCTACTCCTTCTGCTTTGAATACCCAGTCAAAGCCTTCGTCTACTTGTCTATGTCTCATTAAAAATCTCCCAACACATCCATCATGTTTTTCATTTTGTTTTTTATAAAATAATTTAGCAACTGACTTCTATCGCCACCCTGCTGTAATTCGTAACTATTTATAATAGCATCTTTAATATCCTGAGGAGTTTGTGACAAATCAACAAGCATACGATTACGATTGTATCCGTGTGACATATCAGCCGTAACCCATTCCTCAGGTGGCTTAGATTTCCACTCTGCTAGTAAGTTCTTACGTATAGGCTTTTGACGCTTGCCTTCTACAAAACAATCATCAGGGGACAACATATTAGGAATGCCGTCACCCTTATCGCCTGTAATAATATGTTCCATCAGTACCTTTTCAACAGGCTCTTTCAGTTTGATCCACTTCTTAAATGCTGGGGCATACTGTTTAACATTGCTCCACTTCTGCAACTGATTAAAGTCATGGTCACCACTGATAATAAGATAAGGTACAGGAGTAGGATCACCAAACAACTGGTCACCTTCTCCTGCCGTCTGACTGTATTCAGCGAGTGTACCGATAACATCATCAGCCTCAGCACCCTCTATATCTATGACAGGATATGGGAAGTGTTCTGCTAACTCATCTCGTATAATAGACAGTGCATCAAATATAGCACCCCAATCAAAGTCAGATGCCTCGCGAGCTTTCTTTCGATGTGCCTTATACTGTGGAAATACCTTACGTCTCCAATAGTGCCTGTTGTCACAAGCAATAACAATTTCACCAAACTCATTGCCAAAACGAGTACGATAAGAACGAATGGTATTGATAATCATATGCCTGAGTAGTGGAAGATTGACTTCAATATCACTACCAGGCCTGTGTCCAATCTCGGACATGAATGTAGCAATTGCTACCTGGTTATAGTCTATTACAATCATTTAATTACCCTCAGCAAAACCATCGTGGCTTGTACACGGGACTTGGCTGGGAACTTCTTGCCTCGTATCTTATCCATAAATCCGTGTAAGCCATTCTTACGACATTCCATAAAGGATTTAACTAACTCTTCCTTACGGACTGTCTTCTCGTATGATTTACCAAGGGAGTAATTATCAATGACTGTACCTTTAACTCCCAAATTGTTAGCATACTCTGACGCATACACACCTAAACGCTTACGCTTAATGTCATACACCCACACCTCACTTGCACCTATGATCTCAACAGGATCAATCGACTTATATTGTTCGTGCTGTTTGGTGTACTTCAACCTACGTACAAGTTTATTCTTGTCAATAGGGCGCTTACGTCTAATACGTGTAATCTTTTTAGCTTGCTGAGTTTCCATAAGAGCTGTAGGCAGACCATCAAAGAAAGCTAGAAGATGTCTCAATGTAGATTTCTTAACATGAGAATATCCTTCTAACAACTGTTCGTCTGTTCCTTCAGCAAGTTCTCTAAACTCCATAGCAAAGTCATCTACAATAGCAACTGCCTGTTCTGTCTCTGCTTTGTTGAGATTAAATGATTCTACAAAATCCTTGTAGTTAGTTAGCTGGGTGCCATTAATGATATAGCCTATCATATCATCTACACCCATAGCAAACTTATCTAGATTGTCTCGTATGTTTACAACTTTGGGGGCTACTTGTTTTTCTTCTACATAATTAGCAGCGTCTTCAGATATTTTATCTTTAAGGCTGTGGAAGTATGTTTCAGAATCTTTAGGCATCCAGCCTAACTTAAACCAGGCGTACCCATACTTTGACCAGCCATAAAAATAGCTGTCAGGTAATTTACTGATGGGGTGAAATACCTCTTCAGGCCAGTTATAACGCATCCAGCGTTTAATATACATGACACCTTTTTTCTCAGGTATCTCGTAATGTATCCAATACAATGCGTCTTGGAATGCTTTGTGTTGTTCTTGTGGATCAGTGAGATCTTTATAAGAATCCCATTTAGGTTCTGGTAGCACATGTATGCTACGTGGTCGTTTGGTCTTTGCCATTTAAGGACTCCTTCTATAATTACAATACTAATTATAACAGAAAGAAACCTTATTTGTCAAGCTCTTTTATGTATTCTTCTACGGAAATTGTTGGCATTTCTGGTATAACCTTAGATTTACGGTCAACAACTCGGCGCCATTTGATGTCTGTCTGATATTTCATTAACCAGCAGATATATTTGCCCCACAAATTAAAACTAGCATCAGGGAAATATTCTAAACGGCCAACTCTTCCTGGCCCAATATCAAACCCCAACAAATCTATTTCTGTGGCCTTATATTCATTTACGGCAATACTTATAGCACCATTACCGCTGCTATGATGTTGTATGTGTCCGGGAGTATACCAATTACTTCTTGTTTTAGTGTTATCGTTCTTTTTTCTAAATCTATGATACACGGGATTAGGATAGCCACTGTCATATACCATTTCCATCATTCTATGATCTACAATACATAGAGCATCTGGATAAAATGTTTCAAAAATATCGTTACAACCAATAGTAATGGTTGGTATTTTTTCTAAGGGAATGGGCCCCCGTGAAGGCCCATTGCCGATAACAGTTACTTTCACTGAAAGGATTTAATATTGTTAATAATGACAGAACGCCAACCTTGCTTCTCAGTGTCAAACACTACAAGATTGGTGGGAGGTGTGGTGCGAGTATTGCTTTCTTTTACAACCGGAACAACCTTAGGATCAAGTGTTGCTTTCATCACACGCTCTGTACCATCTTTCTTGTTGAATACAATAGTGCATACACCTTTTGTCAGTGCGCTTATATAATCTTCTCTACTCATCATCTAGCTTCCTTTTTTTATCAACTAACCAACTTAATTTACTTCTTAAACTTCTATCTAAACGGTTAAACTGTTCTATTTCAGTATCAGTTAAATCTGGTCTACCATCACCATCTAGGTCAGGTTCAATGCCAAAGTCCTCAGGTTCAGGATCTACATTATCTATTGTAACAAAACTTATTTGTTCACCTCTACGTTGCAATAATGACTGATTGGCCGCTATCACAAGTAAAATAGCTAATGGGTCAAACACTAACACTATTAATATTACTACAATTCGTACTGTGTTGTCAAGCATTTCCTCAGGGTTTTCGTATATAAGTGCCGCAATGTATTTGACCGGGCCAACTTCTGCTTCTTGCTGTAATGCCATTTGTCTAAGTGGCCGTAAGTTATCCTCAAGTGACTCAATATTCTGAATTGCCTGCTCAATAGAAGCATTGAGGCTTTGTCTTTCTTCTGCCTGTGAAGCTCTAACGGCCAATGCACCATCAGGGCCTCGTATTCTATCGTAGTCTTGGAGAATTTGTACAGAGGCATCTAAACTAGCAATGACATTCTCAGCATCTGTGATGACACGCCTCTCATTACCTATTCTCCTTTCAATGCTCTCTATCTGTAGAGCATTGTCGCCCCCCATTGTAATAGTTTGTTCAATATGTGCTTTGGATAGGAACCCATAGATTCCCATACTTGTAATAAATGATAACACAACTACAGATAAAGTCAAGTAAACTTTGTGTAGCATTTGTGCTGTGTTCCAGTTACGATATATCCATGAGGCGGTGACAAGTTTTGCCACTTCGAGGACTATGCCCATTGTTAAGATAGGTACAGGCACTCCTGGAAAGATAGCCATCAGTCCTACTATTGAGAACCAACCTGCGACTGCTGACACTGCTAGTGCCGAGCATAACAAAAGTGCTATGAAAAACATCTATGAAATTCCTCTATTGTAATGCGTTCGTTTTCATTCAATAATTTAAAATACAAACTCATTTCAGTATCCCAGTCATATGTATTTTCAACCCATTTTCTTTCTTTTAATTTAGGATCTTTACGTATGTCTGGAACATAATCATCTAAATGATCAAATAATAATATTTTGAAGTGTATATCTAAATTCAGTCTATGTAAAAACGGAGCACCGTGATATGACATGAACCTTTCATAGTTAGCATACTGTGGGTGATCTACGTGATTCTGCTCAACCCATAACTGATGACCACTTTCAAACCTTTCTTTAGGATCTCGCAACACAAGTATCTGTGTCTTGTCAGACTGCTGTATTTTTTCAGGTTCAACAAAAAACTTTAATCTTTCTTCTAGTGGCTGATTAGTGTCACCATATATGTCACTGTAAGAGTAACCAAGTATATGGTGTGTTACTGATTTTGTACCACACCTACCCATTGAATAAAGTATTGCGTTATCGTTTTCAACTTTTAACATTTGGTAACCACTCCAACGGAACAAAGTCAGCCAATGGCTCTTTGTTCAGTCTTATATTTAACATGGAGTTTAGGCATTTCGGATCGTGACGTTGTTGCCATTGTAATAAAAACTCTTGCATCTTAGCATGAGACTTTTTCTCAAACTCAGCAATAGTTTCCTTTGTAAGTTCACCCTCATATTCTGTAACATACTTGGAGCTACCATAATATTTTTCATAGAGCCTCTGTGTTTTGCCAGAGTATCCTATATAATAATCACCGTTCGGAAAATATGTGCAATAAACTCTATGGATCTGTTTCTCTTTCGGTTTGCGTTTCTTCTTTGTTGCCATCAAGTACATCCTCATTATCAGATGTACTATTTATATAGGCATTTACCGAGTCCTCACAGGCACTGATATTCTTCATTGCCTTTTCTACCATGTGAGGTATATCATCAGGACCTATGTTAAACTCTGTTGATATAACAGCAGCAGGACAACAACCAGCCGCTCTTTTTATTTCATTGACATATAGAAACATAGGAACACCCATGACTTGTGCTAATTGAGCAACACCTCCCGCATAACCTACAAACAATTCACACCGAGACAGTATCTCAATCAGTTCGTCTAAAGGTGTAGTGTAGTCTACAAACCTTACGTTGTCAAATTTTTGATAGGTGTTATCCCAAGAGTCAGGAGACTTCCATGTTTTATGTTTAGGGTTTCTATAATTATTCCACTGCACATGATTGTTCTCAGTAGTATTGAAAACAATATAGCCACCGCCGCCTTTCCATTTGTATTCAGGTTTGAGATAACGATAAAAATATAATGGGTGGTTAGGCAGTTCGCTATGTTGATAAGGTAGATTTTCATTATATCTTATCTTAAGCTTTACATTTTCAGTAGCCATCATATCAAATATTTTGTCTAACCTATAGTTAGTATCCTCGCTGTCAGGATGTTCATGTATAGGATCAAGGCGTTCAAGGAAACCGTTGAAAGATGTCCATTCTAATATGACCTTTTTGCCTGTTTTCT